TTCAAAGTTTCCATCATCAGTCATTCTGACGTCAGTCATACTTTTGAATTTTGAATTGATTACTTTGAAACCATAACTACCATCTGAAAATGCAACCTCATAGATGTTGGGGTCTAAAATTACTTTATTATCTCCTTTAAAATAAATATTCATGGTCATATGCAGAGTGGTAGCATCAACATCTTTAAAATCACCATTTGATTTTTTATCTTCTTTTACGACAGTACTGCTTTCAATTCCATCAGTAACAAGAATATTTCCAATCATATGTTCATCTTCCACTTGCAGAAAGGTGTTTTGATATGGTGCAAAAAACTTTATTTCATTAACTAGAGCTTTAGTTTCTTCTGCTGTTACACAGTTATTGGCTTGTTCATTGATATAAAACTTACCTGCTTGAGTTACAGTCCTTGAATACATTTTCATCACGTCATGCAACATCTTTGGACAAATACTAACCCTCTCTTTGGCAATACCATTTTCATCAGTAAAATCATTTCTAAGCCAATGATCACCTCTTGGATTAAGTTTCGTCCCATCATTAATGTGTCTTGCAAAGTGAAAACCACTCACCCATTTCCTGTCAAAAGAACTAATTAATTTATTCTGTTCTTTCAAGGCAGTATATTCAAAACTATCAACCTTCTTAGTTTCTGTTTCACCAAAATTTGCTTCATTAGGTGTGATTAATTGATAGCCATGCAAAAGTTTTTGAAGGACAAGATTGTTCATATTGTAACTCCTATCAAAATACCAATAACGAGAAACACAAAATAGTTCCTAAGACGTTTCTTAAGAACTAGATTGCGATTTTTATTCCTATATGTGAACTTCATTATGACTCAATATAAGATTCGTTCTTCTCTTGATACATTTCTACAATATCAAGAGTAGGCACAGTAGATAATTCCTCAACAGTAACGTTTAGAAACTCAACCATATCTGAAAGAGAAGTAGCAAGGAATTGCTCGTGATTTATTTGATCACACATTTCTCTAATACTGATACTGTGTTTTCTCCAAGAATCACCAAACAGTCTTTCCATAGACTTGATAGTGAACTCCTCAGAGTGATGCTTTAAAAAATCTACATAGTTGTAGCATATTTGGTTATACGTAAGATGATCAACAATTTTATTTGTTGTATCGTTTATCAAATTTCTTTTCATTAAATTTCTCCTATTCAAGTTTTGATATAGTTATATTAGCAAACACATATAGTATTGCAAGTCCTAAATAACCCATATTGTATTTACTTATATAAATAAGATGTTTAGACTACATGAGAATAACTGAGAAAATGTGAACAAAAAAACAAGCTACAACAAAATAACAAAAGACTTATTGGAAAAAATAAGGAACAAATTTGTACAAGGTATCAATGAAGAAACTGGTGATAAGAAGTACCTAAGTTTAGATGCACTTGCTGTAGAGTTCAATGTAGCTAAAAGCACTTTGTATAGATGGTCACAAAAAGAAAACTGGAAAACACAACAGGAAAGATTCCACACAGAGTATTTAGAAAAATTAGATGCTGTAAGACAAAAAGAATTAGTACAAGAGAGCAAACAATTTGATAGCAATGCTTTAAGAGTTGCAAAATTTCTTCTCAATGAAGTAGGCATATCACTATCAATGAATTCACAAGCACGTACACAAGACCCACAATCACCTAAACTTTTAACACCACAAGCAGTAGCACAACTTTCTAATGCCGCACTATCAGCACAGAAACTTGGCAAACTTGCTCTTGGTGAATCAACGGAGAATATGAAACTAAATGCAGAAATCAGCGACACAGATGCCTTCAGAGAAGCTATGGAATTGCTTGACTCGGTTGCAGAACAGCGCAGACAAAGAAGCGATAGTCCTTTACACTAATTGGCTCAAACAGGCACGAGAAAAACAAATATCACCAGCCGAATCATTTAACATATGGTTGATACTTGCTGGTCGTGGTTGGGGAAAGACAAGAACAGGTGCCCAAGATATAGCTTTGTTTGCTTTAAGAAATCCCAACACGATATGTGCTGTAGTTGCACCAACATTTGGAGACTTACGTAGGGTTTGCTTCAATGGGCCGTCAGGATTACTTTCAATAATACCACCTGAATGTTTTGATAAATCATTTGGAACAGATGGGTATGCCAGTAGTATTGCTGAAATAAGATTACACAATGGTTCTAAAATAGTTGGCTTTGCCGCTGTCAATCCAGAAAGGTTAAGAGGACCACAGTTCCATAGGGCATGGTGTGATGAGTTAGCCGCATGGCAATATCCTGAAGCATTTGATCAATTAATGTTCGGTTTAAGATTAGGCGAAAAACCACAGGCTGTCATAACAACTACACCAAAACCATTACCTATTATAAAGAAGCTGTTAGAACGTGATGACGTACACGTGACAAGGGGTTCTACCTTTGAAAACCAAGCTAATCTTTCAGATTCAGCTTTAGAAATGATGAAACAAAGATATGAAGGCACGACACTTGGGAGACAAGAACTTTATGCAGAAATAATAGAAGATGTAGAAGGCGCATTGTGGAGTCCACAAATAATTGAAGAAAGCAGAATATCACAAGACACAGAAAGGGAATTATCGCAAATTATTGTGGCTATTGATCCAGCAGTAACAGCTACAGAGAATAGTGATGAAACAGGCATTGTGGTAGTTGGGAGAGACCATTTGAATAACTTTTATGTATTAGAAGATTTATCAGGAAGACATACTGCAGATAAATGGGCTAGAATAGCAATAAATGCTTTTTATGATTGGGAAGCAGATAGAATTGTAGCTGAAGTAAACAATGGTGGAGATTTGGTGGAAAGGCTAATTAGAAACTCAGACCCTAATGTTCCTTATAGAGCAGTTAAAGCAACTAGAGGTAAACTTGTAAGGGCAGAACCAATATCAGCTTTGTATGAGCAAAACAGAGTACACCACATGGGAACATTCCCAGAATTAGAATCACAAATGTGTACATACACAGGGCAAACAACACCAAGTCCTGATAGACTAGATGCATTAGTTTGGGGTTTATCTGAACTAAGCAAATCTTCAGGACAAGCAAATTGGAGAATAAGCTAATGGCAATAATAGATGACATAAGAAAAATGTTTGGTTTACAAACAGAGAAAAAACAAAACGGTTCGTTGATGGGTTACTTCAATGTAGGTACTCAAGAAAAAATGTACAAGTACCAAGATTTAGCCAAAGAAGGGTACATGAAGAATGCAATTGTTTACAGATGTGTAAATGAAATATCAAAAGGGGCAAGTGCAGTACCTTACCAAATTAAAATTGAAGATAATGTTTTAGAAGATACTGATTTACATAGATTATTAGACAGACCGAATCCATTACAATCATACTCAGAGTTCTTTAACAGTCTTTATGGCTATTTATTGCTTTCTGGAAATGCTTACGTACTTAAAGTTGGTTCAGAAAACGGACCACCAAAAGAACTACATCTTTTAAGACCAGATAGAATTGTTATCAAGGGTGGTACGAATTACATACCTGAAAGGTATGAATATATGGTCAATGGAAGAATAGATAAGGTTTACCCAGTTGATCAAGAAAATGGATATAGCGAAGTAAAACACATAAAACTATGGAATCCTCTTGATGATTATTATGGTTGCTCACCTTTAACGGCCGCAGCTATGGAAATTGATCAACATAATCTATCTAGCAAACACAATGTTAATTTACTGAACAATGGGGCAAGACCGAGTGGTGCAGTTGTATTTAAACCTAAAGATGATCAAGGGTTATCAGTAAACTTAACAGAATCACAAAGACAACAATTACTTACAGATTTAAACAATAGATTTTCTGGAGCCAGTAATGCAGGTCGTCCTCTACTCTTAGAAGGAGACTTTGACTGGAAAGAGATGGGGCTGAGCCCTAAAGACATGGATTTTATTAATTTAAAACATATGAGTGCTACAGATATTGCACTTTGTTTTGGGGTTCCGTCCCAACTTGTAGGTGTGCCTGACTCACAAACTTATTCAAATGTAGCAGAAGCAAGACTTGCTTTATATGAGGAAACAATCATTCCTTATTTAAGAAAAGTATCTTCTGATTTAAACGAATGGTTATTACCAATGTTTGGTGAAAATTTAGATTTCAGTTTTGAGACAGATAACATTCCTGCATTAGCAGAAAGGCGAAGATTAATTTATGCAAATGTAACAAATGCTGTAAGAGAAGGAATTATTACAAGAAATGAAGCAAGAGAAAGATTGGGTCTTTCCCCTGTTGACGGTGGTAATGAGCTTTACATCTCAGCTAATTTGTTTCCGTTGGGTAGTGAACCATTACCGCCACCTGATAATGAAAAGGACTTTGATGAATATGATGAACTAGATGACGTTTTAGAAGATGATTTCAAAAATGAAACAAAAGCTACAAACTTTCCAAAAAGAGGCGAAGATAAAAAAATATCTTTAAGAAACAGTAACTACCCACAGTTTGATTACGACTTTGCAAAAAACGTAAAAGAAGATGGTGGAAGTGTAGGTAAACAAATCTGGAAAGCTGGTGGCAACATAAGAGGTAATGAAGCATTTACATTATGGGGTAGAGCTAAAGCTGGTGATGATACACCTGCAATTAGAAAATGGATAAAAGAAAGGGAAGCATGGGCGGCTAGACATTCTGTTGTTGACGGCAATCAATTTGTTGGTGGTAAAGAACCAAACCTATCAAACGTAGCTGGTGTTGTTGCACTTATGAAATGGGGTGTAATAAATCCAAAACTAGGGCAACAAGGTATGAAAGATGTGATTCTTGAACTCACAAAGAAGCTTGAGGGTAGAAAAGAACCAGAAGAAAAAGAAGAACCTTTACCAAGTGATGTGCATATTGAAATTGCAGAAGAAGAAAAACAAGTTTCAGCAAGAGTAAAAGAAGCTCTAAAAAATAAAGTAAAAGAGCATAACGATAAGTATGGAGATGATAAAACCAAAAGGGCAACCTTAGGCATGTTAGAAAAAGTCTTCCGTAGAGGTGTAGGTGCATTCAATACCAACCCATCTTCAGTAAGGCCTGGAGTAAGGAGACAAGGTGGTGCTGATCGTTGGGCTTATGCAAGAACCAATTCATTTTTATTTGCTTTAAGACGTGGTAGATTTCAAGGTGGTAAGCATGATACAGATTTGTTCCCAACAGGACACCCATTAAAAGCTAAAGGTCCAACAGACTCACAAGGCAGACCTAAAAAGTAATGCAACTCGCAATACAGAGAAAAGCATATAGAAAAAGGCGATTTAACACACGATTTGAGATAAAAACTCAATTACGTATGCGAGATAACCTTGAGAAGGACTTTTATCGTAGTCTTAAGAAAGAATTAGTTAATAATGGTAAAAGGGTAAGCAAAGAGCTAGAAAATGCTATAGACTTCAATTCTGACATTAACACTATCAGGCTTTTCAATACACTCTATCCAGTTATACAGAAGAATCTAAGAAAAGTATTTCAAACATTCATTGAATACAATATAAGTTTGTATGATCCTGATCAAAAAGATTTAGAGTTTACTACCTTTGGTCAACAAGTAACATTTGAACAACTATTCAAAGAATACTTACGAGAAAGAAATATTATCTTTGAAACATTATCAGCAAATCAATCTAAACAAATAACTAGAGTGATAAGACAATTGAGGTCACAAAATCTTACGTTGCCACAAATATCTAAACAGGTACAACAATCAGTAGGTAATTTTAGTGCAATGAGAGCGGCAAGAATAGCAAGAACTGAAACACATAGTGCTGCAAACTTTGCTTCACAAGCATACAACAAAAAAATTAGTGAACAATTGGGTGAAACCCTTTATAAGAAATGGGTATCAGTAGGTGACGAGAGAACTAGAAGCAGTCATGCAATGGCAAATGGTCAGGTCAGACCACTAGATGATGACTTTGATATTAATGGTGCACAAATGAAATATCCGGGCGACTCAAGAGGTGGTGCAAAGAATGTCGTAAATTGTAGATGTGTTGTTGTTTATGTAGATGAAGAAGATTTAGGCAATGTCACAGGAGATTCACAACTGGTAGATAGAGACCCTGTTGATCAAACAACACCTTATAGATTCCCTAGTGATAATCCAATAGTTAATAGTACAAATGATGTTGTATTTTTAGATGCCCCAAAAAATGTACAAAATGCTATAAGAAATGTTGGACCAATCTCAGAAATAACTTCAGAAGGTATGTCTGGTATAAGTACAGGTGCATATTACTTTCCTTTCAACAAGAGCTTAAATATGCCTAAAAGTTATGGTAAGCCGAATAGTCCACGTTACAAGGTTGTTTACTCACACGAATATGGACGCCATTTAGATAATGTCGTTATAGCCACACAAACTAATTTTGATAAATTTAAAAAGTTTGCAAAAAAGAATGATATTACAGATGCAGAGCTAGATGACATTTTTAATTTAAGAGTAATTTCAGGATTAGGTATTAAAAAACACTTTAGTAAAGACAGAAAGAATCTTACAAAAACCAATCAAGATAATCTCAAATTAATGGTAAAAGATAGAGCTACTACTGAAAAAGTCTTAAGAGATTTAGGTATAAATTCAAGAATGGAAAGAGTGGTCAGTCAATATAGTGGTATGACAAGAGACATGCCAGTAAGAAAATTTATTATACCTTTTGAAGAAGCTGAGCAAAGACTTATAAGTTATCTCAAAAATGGTACAGTTACTTACCAAGACTTACAGGTGATACACGGAAAAAACTTTTTTAAAAAAATATATGCAGGTGATGCTTCAGTCGGTGGTATAGATGCAGGATTCTTACAAATGGTTAATAGTAGTAGATACAGAGTTTTTAACCCTACTGGAAAGAATCCATTTGATTTTTACACAAGTCTTATGAGTGAACAAATGAGGGCAGAACTTGTAAACTTTAATGATTTCATAGGAAGTTTAACAAATGCAAAGAT